CGCTAGGGTGAAGGCGCCGGCATGGCCGCGGTTTTCGAGGATCGTCTTTGGCGCGCCGGCCCGGTGGAAATAGAAGGCCGGCTTGGTCTGCCCCGGCACAATCTCGGGCAGCCCGACCAGCGGCAATTCGCCATTCGCCCCCAGGCTCTTCGGCCGCCCGGTTGTGGTATCCACAAACTTATCGACGCCGACGCCCGTGCGCCCAGGATCGAGCCAGAACTCGGCGACAGAGTAAGGCGTCGGGGCAGAAGCCCATTCGCCGAACGGCACCTGATCCCACCAGAAGAACACGGTGTTCTGATTGGCCCGCCGGTACTCCTGGCCCATCATGTCGGGCTGCTGGTGCCATGGCACATCGAACCCGAAAATACCGTCGCTCTCGGTGCCTACCGTGGTCCCCGGCAACGCCGCCGATGCCACGGTCTGGCCGTTGACCTTCAGCAGGAACGCGCCGGTCTGCGTGTTCCATTCACAATAGACGTGCCACCATTTGTTGAGCGCGCCGAACACAATGCCGTCGCTCACCATCGAGCCTTCAAAGTTGAAGTCGTAGATGGTGCTATCGACGCTGTAGACGCCGGGCTCGTTCACCATCGCCAGATCGAACCGCAGGCTCACCGGCCGCATGTCGAGCGGATCGCCCGGCGCGAAGTCTACGCTCATGTCGCCGCTGCCGTGCCCGGTCATGTCGCCCGGCGCGTGCCGCAGCCGATAGGCGACGAGGTTGCCGTCGATTAGCGTCAACTCGCGGTAAGCCGCCAGATCGAGATTGTACTTCAGCCAAACCGAGAGCGTGCCGGTCGGGCTGTTCAGCGCCGCCGTCAACCCGCCGGCATGGACGTAGGTGTCGGCCTTCCACTTCACCGCCAGGCCGCCCGCCCAGCGCACCTCGCGGATCGGCTCGGCCGGGTGCTCGGTATAGGGTTTGTCTACCGAGCCGTAGCCGATCATCCGGAAGGCGGGCCGTAGCCGGGACCAGATGGAGGCCCGTAGCCGGGACCGCCGGGAGGCCCGTAGCCGACGCCGGAAGGCGGCCCGTATTTGTATTCGACGACAACCTTGGTATCTGTCGCCGGGGCAGTAGACGCCGGCTTAAATGCTTTTTGCCGCGCCGGGTCGTAGGCCGCGATGCCGCCCGCATCGCTCGCCGCGGTGTTCGCACCGGCTGCCGGCTTTGGTTCGCGTCTGTTGAAAGTAATCTCGTCGGCCCGTTCGACGTTGATATGTTGGTCCGGGTCGTCCGGGTTCTCGATTCGGACAGGATGCGACTTGCGGCCGGTCTCTGAGTCGCGAACATTGAAGTCTGTACTGCGTAGCGCGACCGGGCTTGGCATCTCCCCCACCGTGCCCCAGCAGATCGAGCCTGGCGGCGGCTCGCCCGTGTCGGCCGGCGCCGGCAGCCGGAACCAGGAATACGGGCTCTTCTCGGTGCTGGTCGGCTTGAGCGGTAGGTGCCTCGCGTACTGGTACGATAGCCCGGCCGAGCTTGCTGCCATCTAGGCCGCCCGCGCCACGCCGGGTGCCGGCGCTTCCAGATCGATCCAGCGCGGGATCGGCATCGGCTGCACCTCGGGCGTGTAGACCGTGTTAAAACTCTGCCCGGCGACCGGGACCAGCGTCACGCATAGTCGTGTCGGGTATTGCCGCAGCGCATCAATCGGGTCGCTGACGTTATCGACAACCTGGGTCTGCGTGTCCATGCCGCCCGATAAGGTCAGGCTGACAACCGCGCTCTCTGCGTCCAGCGTCAGCAGGTCCACGCCATCGTCGTCCACCGGGAAGGTGTCGAGCGCCTGGTACACGAGATCGCCGGTCGGCAGCGCGATCTCGGCGCCGAGCATCTGTTGGTAGCCGTCCATCACATAGCCGGCATCGACATAGCTGCCCGTGCCCGCCGCCGCCGATACGGTGCCGTCATGCCCGATAGCGCAGCCAATGGTGAGATCGGCCACGATCTCGCCCGTGCCCGCGGCCGAGAGCGTGTAACCGATGATCTTGCCGTGCGCCTCACCGCCGGGGAGCCGGTAGTCGACAATATGCGCGCTCTTGCGCAGCGTTGCCGCAATGCCGAGCGCCCACGGCACCCGGCACGACACCTCCACCGCCCGCGCCCGGCGCCGTAGCTCGGTGCGGGCCAGCAACATCAAATACTGCACCGACAGGTTGCCGCGGTCGGTGTTGAGATAACTCGTGCGGCGCACGTCGCCTATCGGCATCGGCCCGAAGCTCGGGTCGGTCACCGTATCGGCGGCGCTGATGCTGATCTTGCCGACGTTCTCATCCAGGTCAGGCTCGGCGAGCAGCGGTTGGATGTCGCCATACACCGAGCACCGGATGGTCTCGGAGCGCTGGCGATCCGCGGCCCAATCGAACAACGTGAATTGCTGGATTGCGGACACCGGGAAGTCTACCGCGTAGTCGCCTTCCGCACCGTAGTAGTAATACGCGAGATTGGTGTTCGCCCGTTCGGGATCGTTTGGGTCTACGTTAACCTGCCGATACTCGACATGGTAGGTGTAGCGCTTGTAGCTCTTGTTTGCCTCGAATGCTCCCGTCGCGGCGTTGACGGTCCAGCCGCCGTCAATGCTGGTGCCGGGCTTCGGCCAGTCGCTCATCAGCCCGTTACCGGTCAGGCTCGAAATGATCCCTGCCTTCGGGTGCGTGTAGATCGATTTTTGAAACAAGCTGATATCGTAAACCTGCCAGGTAAGATCGATGGTGCCGCGCCCGCTCTGCGTCCACGTCAGCGAACCCTCGATGTCCACCCGCGACAGCGGCGGCTCGCTATAGGACGCCGAGAAATCGCTGTAGAGGTGATCCGCCTCGCCTATGCTGACGATGCCGTCCTCGCCTTCAAGCTCGTCGCTATGCGTCACCGCGAGCGTCGCGCGGTCGATGTGCCAGCGCGCGCCGTAAGCGTTCAGCACCGTGTCCGGGTTCTCAGCGTCGCCGGTGATCCATACCGGGTCGTAGAACGGAAGAGCCTTCAGCGTCTCGGCATAGGCGGCCTTCACCGCATCGAAGCCCGGCGGCTTTGCCGAGAACAGCAACCGCACAACCTCGCCGTCGATGCTCTCGGGGAAGGCCACCAGACGCCCGCAGAACAGCGGGTGATAGGCGGAACCGTCGTGCCAGCTAAGCCAGCACCACTGATAGCGCGTCGCTGCGAGCAGCCCGTAAAACGGATTGATCACCTCGATTTGTAGCCCGGCAAAGTCGCCCTCACTCTGCGTCACCGACAGGCTGATGATCGCCTCGTCCTCGACGGCATGCACCGTCGAGTTGTAAGCAACCGGCGCCGGTATCCAGGCGAAATGAAATGGTCCCGGCACTTAGATTTCTTCGAGGTCGAGTTGCCAGCTCGTTGCCGCGCCCCACTCGTCGCGGCTGACGGTATAAGTAACAACCCGCATGGTTAGCTGCGCCCGGTAATAAGTCCAAACACCCGACACCCGCGACGAGCCGGAAACCACGGTTCGCCCCGGCGAGCCGCCCGCGGTCAGATACCCAAGCTCGGGCACGCAATCCACCGTCAGCACCATGCCCGGCCAGACGCCATCGAATGCAGGCATCTCCTGATCGGTGCAGGAGATCGTGCTCTTGTATTTGCGCATCTGCGTGGCGCTGAGATCGAGCAGCGCGCCGTTGACGGTGCGCGCCAGGTTGCCGCTCGCATCGATCGGGTCGAGCGTCTGCGTCAGCCCGCGCGCGCTCCAGTCTGTTATGCCCGGCCCGCTGATGACGAGCAGAGTATCCGCCATCAGTTGAAGGCGCCCGGCAGCCGGCCGGCGTTCAGCATGCCGGCGCGGCGCCCCTCGCGCACCAGCCCGGCGACGATGCCCGCGTCGCCGCGCAACGCGAAGCTGCTGCCGCTCGGGAAGTGCAGGTTGACGGTCGTGCCGTCGCTGGCCCGCGCCGTCACCATGCCGCCCGCCGCGAAGCGTGGCCGCACCAGCCCGCCGCCGGCATAGCCGAACGGGTTTTGCATGCTGTTAAGTGCCGCCATGAACCGCGGTCCCCACTTGCTGACGGCGGCCGCCCGCATGACGAACTCGCCATTCGAGAGCCGCGCCAGGATGCTGTCGCTGGTGCCGCTGCCCGGCCCGCGGATCATGCCGCCCGCGGCCTGCCCCGGAATCGGAAACTCGAAAACTCGAGGGGTGTCGGCGGGCGGCAGCGTGTCGGGGCCGGCGCCGAGAAAGCGCATCAGCCACGCGGGCGGCTCCGGCCAGTTCCAATTCCCGGTCAGGATGTTTTTAAGGTCGTTGACCACGGTGCCGAGCGTCTCGATCTCGCCCGAGATCAACTTCATTTGATTTTGAATTTCCGGCCCGAACGCCTTCAGGAAACTGAACCCGACAGCATCGACCGCATCGCCGACGTCCTTCATCGCCTTCTGATAGGCCATCGCCCGGTCTATCGCGTCTTGGTCGGGGAACCGGCCTTGCTCGCGAAGCTCGTTCATCTTCTTTTGCAGGCCGCCGGCTTCGTTCGCAAGCTCTTGTAGCGCGGGCACCATCTCTCGCATGCCCTTGCCGAAAAGCTGCATGGATGCGAGGTTTGCCTCATCGATCTTGCCGGATTTCCGCAATCTCTCGAACCCGTCGATGATTGCTTGCAACGCCGCGTCGTTGCCTGCCGCGTCGTCCTTAAACCTGCGCATGTTGACGCGAAGAACGGCGAACGCATCGGCGGCGTCTTTGATTTCACGCGGCTTCTGCCCTCCCCGCAACGTTTCGACGCCAAAGTCCGGCGGCTGGTCTTTGGGATCGCCGGGACGCAGTACGGTCATCGCGCCACCGACAGCCTGGCCGGCAGCCCGCGCCGCTTGGCGCACCTCTCCAAACGCCTGCGATAATTTTATCAGCGCCTTGTTGCCGGCGCCGGCTTCCTGGCCGGTGTCCTCCAGCGTCTCGTTGACCGCCTTGATGGCGCCCGGCGAAAACCCGGTGCTTTGCGAAATCCGCCGCAGTTCCAGAATCTGGTCTTTGGTTTTGCCGATCAGGTCGATGGTGCCAAGCAGTGCGCTGCCGATGCCGGTGGCGAACCCCAGGCTCGATTTGGCGAGGCCGACAAACTCCTCATTGAGCGCGCGAGTCGCCTTAGTCGCGGCGGCCCATGCCGGCGAAGCAACCTCGCGATTGGTCGCGCGCAGTTGCTGCTGCAACCCTTTGGCCGAACGGCTGACTGCCTCGTATTCTCGCGCAAGCTGGTCGAGATTGGTCCGGTCGCCGGTCTTCAGCGCCTCGGCCCTGGCGGCCCGCATTTCCCGGCCAAGCTCTTGCAGTTTGCCCTTGAGCAACTCAAGGTCGGCGCGCGCCTTGCCGGTGTCGGCCGATATGTTGATCGTCAGGTTGTCAGGCATCGTCGCGCAATTCTTTCAGCGTTTCCTTTACCGCCTTGCCGTCGCCCTGCGCCCCGAGCGCGGCGACGTGGATCTGCTCGGCAAGCTCGCGGCGCCTTCTAGCGGCGGCAATCGTGAGGAATGCTGCGATCTGCCGGGGCGTGTAGTCCATCACGTCGCCGGCACCGTGGCCGCATGCGATGAGTTGCTCTGCCGCGGCGGCGTATTCGTAGCCGCTGCCTTGCCAGATCGGGCGTCGTCGGCGCCGAGCAGCCGGTTTAGCCTTGCGACGAAAGGGTCGACACCGCCCGGCATCGTAAGCTCGCGAATGGTGATGAGACACTCGAACACATCTTCCAGCGATAGCGACAGCGAGATATTGCTGGCGGCTTCCGGTTGGCTGGCGGCCTCCGCGATGATCGAGCCGATGGCATCGGGCGCCGTCTCGATCAACACCTCGACATCGAGCACGGGCGCGCCGTCGATCCACAACTTGCGAAGCTCAGGGAACCGCAGCAACAACTCGGCAATGTGCCGCAAGCCCAGCCCGCGGAGCTTTAGCTCTCCCGCAGCAATATCCACCGTGCGGGTCTGCGGTACGATATCGACCAGCGAAACCATTACGGTGTCGTCGCCTCGCCCATCAGGGTCAGCATCAGGTTGTCGTAGGTGAACTCGTCCATAAGGATATTCAGGGATGCGTTCTTTTCTGTCACGACTTCAAGATCCTTCGCGCGCACGCCATACCGCGACGAGAAATGCGGAAGCGTTGTAATGTCTGGCGTGAACTCGAACGTCGGCACGTTGCCGATGTCGCGATAGGCGGTGTCGCCTTCAAGCTGGATCGAAACAATGCCCTTGCCGATATAGTACATATCGACCAGCGGACTCACCGCGGCCGTGTCGGGATGCGTGACCGTGCCGAAGACGCCGGTATCGTCCACCAGCACCTCGCCGGTAATCTGTAGCTGTCCCCATTCGTCTTGAATAAGCCCAACCGCCGCCGCCGGCCGAAACATCACCTTGTTTAATTCCACGATGAGTTGCGGGCCGATATCGTTGGCCCCCTCAAACTTTACTTTGCCGATGATTTCGCTCTTGGCGAAAATGTTGAAACCGCCGGGTGTGACAGACATCGGTTTGCTCCTATTGCAATGCGTCCTCGATGGCGGCGCGGATCAGAGCCCGAGCCCGCGGCAGTTGCGCCGCCGCTGGCCCGCGCAGAAACCGCATCGCCTTGATGTGCGGCTGGCGCCGCTGGTAGGCCCGCACCGTCGCGCCACTGCGCCGGTAGCCCCGTACCCGCACCGCGCCGCTGCGTCGCCGGCCCGGCGCGCCATATTCGAGCGCGCCGGCAATGGCGCCGTAGTTCCGCCGGCCGCTGCGCAATACCCGCACCCGCCCGCGCAGCCAGGTCGGGCCCTCGTCCACATAGGCGTGGGTCTGCGCCCGCAGCGTGCCGGTGCGTACCGGCTCGGCGGCTTCAACCCTCGCCAGAAGCTCGTTGGTCAGTTGCGTGATGACGCCGCGCAGCCGGGCGCGCAGTTCCTGCGGCAGTTGGTCGAGGCGCGCGATAATCCGGCCGGTGTCGCTCTCGTCGATGCGGAACTCGATGCCGCCGGCCATTCAGCCCCAGTAAACCCACCCGACGACGGCATCGACATAGCGAAATTGCAGCGCCGAGCCGGGACCGTAGCCGCTCGTCGGTGCGCCGGTTACGGTTGACGCCCCGTCGCTATCGCGCACCATCAGGTCCGATACCGGCGCGGCAAACGAAACCTCGAATGGCTCGCCGGCCGGGAAGCTCGGCGGCAACCGCACCGTCAATGCGTCGAGCGGCCCCGTCGCGACATAGAGCGCGCTCTCGCCGCCCTGCATGACGATGGTCGCCCCGCTCGCGGGGTGCTCTACCCGAACCGGCACGGTCAACGGCACCTCCGCAGCGACATCCGACAAGCGGAACGGGTAGGCAAAGACGAAATGCAGATCGAGCCGGTGCTCTTTGGTTTCGGCATCGGGCGGCAGCGCGACGCAACCCTCGTACCGGATGCCGCCATTGCGCCCGGTCGCGGCGATAAGCTCGGCAGCGGTCAGTACCGCCGCCACGACACGCGAGCGGTAGAGCGACATCAGCCGGCCAGGGTCGACGCCGATGCCGGCCCGCAGGAACACCGTGACCGAAGGCGACAACTCCATGCGGCCGACTTCGCTGTAGCGGGCGCCGTTCGCGATGTCGCGCATCTGCTCGATGCCGTCCTGCACGATCACCGCCGGCCGGTTTAAGTCCGCGACATCGAGCGTGTTGCGGCCAACCGCGCGCACGCCAGCCACCGCGCCGCACACCAGAACCAACCGGGCAAGCAGATCCTCGCGGGTATCAGCCACGGCAGAGCAGGTTCACCCGGACCAGCGTGCCGCCATAATAGAGCGGCGCCACCTGCACGATGAGTGAAGGGTTGCCGGCGATCACCACCCGGTCGTCGCGGCTCGGCACGCCGAAGCTGCCCAGCCCGCTCGGCGAAAGGATCACCTGAATGTCCGTCACCGCGGCTTCCAGATCCTGCGGCCCGTACTGGCGCACCTTGGCTGGGCACATCACGCTCTCGGCGACGCTGACATCGCCCACCGCGTCGACCGCGGTGCGTTGTAGCTCGACGGTCTGCCCGTAACCGGCGATCGCCGCGTCGAGCCGGCCGACCAGCACTTGCGGCGTCATACCGCCAGCACCCGATACGGTCCCAACAGGTCACGCGCCGCCGCTGGCACCGAGGATGCCGCGGTCACCGTGTCGTTGCTGCCCCAAACTTGCGTGATGACATCGGGGATGGTTTCCGAGCGCAGCCCCGGATCGCGCCCGGCAGCACCGTGCCGCGCCGTCAGCCATTCGAGCGCCGCCATCTGCACATCGGCCGGCACCGGGTCGAAGCCCGCCGTGTAATCCACCAGGATCGTCGTGCCGGTCCACGCGCTCACGATGGCGCCGTCGATCCGGTACAGCGTGCCTTCCTCCGGGTACACATCCCAGAACGCCACATCGACGGTGGCGCCGTTCTCGATGACGGCAACCAATGGCGTGCCGCCAGCCTCGACGACAATCGGGTATTGCCGAGTGCGCAGAGGCTCGCCGGCATAGAGCCACTGCGCCACATAGCGCAGCGTGTCCTGATAGGACTGCACCGCAAAGATCCGGCCACAGTAGTTGTTTACCGCAAGCGAAACCGCCTCGATCTGCGTCGTCAGCAGCGCGTCTTGGCTGGTGTCGTTCGGGTCTATCCCGAGCGCCGCCTTCGCTTGATCGAGCGTCACGAGCGCCATGCTCGCTGCCGGCGTCACAACCCGCGTGATGCGGTAGCGCACATTCGCCGGCATCACACCCGCTCGGCGTCGTATTGCTCGAAGATCGCGCGCAGATCGAGCGGCGGCCCGATGCTGCCATCCGACATTACCGGCACGATCCGGAAGTCGCGCTGCTCCCAGCCGGCAATCGAGATAGCCGGCCCGCGCTCGCCGCGCTCGCCGCGCTCGCCCTGCTTGCCCTTGCTCCCGGCACGCGCCGACAGCGCCCAATCGTCGCCCGGCAGTTCTCCGGGCTCGTCACAGCGCGCCCGCCACTCGCAATCGCGGAAGGTCACGAGGTCATACTTGCGATAGCCGCGCGCCGGATCGAACAACCCGCACACCTCGCCGACATAAGGCTCTGGCCCCGGCGGCCCCGGCACTTCAGAGGCGGCCCCTGGTGGCCCCGGGATGCCCTGTTCGCCGGCTGGGCCAGTGATAGCCTCGCCGGGCAAACCCTGCTCGCCACGCTCGCCCTGCGGGCCGGGAGCGCCGTCTTTGAGTTCGGCCAAGCGCCGGTCAACACGAAGCTCAAACTCAGCAAGCGCCGCGCGCAATTCCAGGCGGACTTCCCGTTCTATACGCTCCACATCAGACGCTGTCTTGTGTTGGCTATCGGCGACGACGTTACGCAATTCGGCCAGCCGAATACCCACCGCGGAGATGACCTCGGCCGAATTAAACGACTTATCCAAAGCGGCCGACCCTATAATGCGCGACGGGCCGGCGATGGCACGCCAGCCCGTCACTTGACATAGCAACCTGCTCAGAGGCCGGCATGTCCAGGACCATTGATATCAGCGGCCAGACATTTGGTCGATTGACTGTGCTCGACTACGCGGGAAGTCGAGACAAACAGGCCATCTGGAATTGCCAGTGCGCCTGTGGCCGCCGCGTGACGATCATCGGCAAATGTCTGCGCCGCGGCACGACGAAATCCTGCGGCTGCTGGAGATCGGATAATTGGTTCATTCAAAAGATGACGCACGGAGAAAGCCACACCCGCTTGCATCGCATCTGGACCGGCATGAAAACACGATGCGGCAATGCTCATTGCGCTGCCTTTCCTCGCTATGGCGGTCGTGGCATTTGCGTCTGCCCCGAATGGCATCATTTTCAATCATTCCGCGATTGGGCGATGTCTAATGGATACGACAACAAGTTAACGATTGATCGCATCGATAATGATGGCAACTACGAGCCGACCAATTGTCGCTGGGCGACATACAAGCAGCAGGGGAGAAACCAACCCCAGAACCGCGCCGTCACACGCTCAGACGGCAAAAAGTTCAAGTACGTTACAGATGCAGCAAAAGAGAGCGGCACAACAGCCAGCCGAATTGCATTGGCAATCAAACGCGGCGGCACATCTGCTGGTTATGGATGGGCATACGAATGACCAGCACGATCCAACTCAACCAGCGCCAGCGCCAGCCGGTCAGCCTTTACATCTGCGCCGGCAGCCGCCGGGGAGGCGGGCGGGGCATCTGGCATCGGGGCGGATGGCTCGGCGGGCGTGCCTATTTGCGCCCAGGCAGACAACGGAACGACCTGCTGCTGTAATCTCACCTCCTCGCCGAATTCCATCGCCGGCAGATCTTCCAGCGCGCGCGCCTCGTTCGGGCTGTAGATGCCACCCTGGACGCCACGGGCCAGCCCCTCGATCCGGTCCTTGAAATTCGCCCGCAACAGCGTTTGGAGATCGAGCTCGAGGTAATCGTCAGGAACGCCGCCGAGCCCGAACAGCCTTCCTATCGGATCTTCGATATGGTTCGCCGCAAACCCGAGCCCGGTTGACACCCAGAAGCCCATCAACGCTTCGGTGCTGGCCTGCGGCCCGGTGCCTTGCATCAGGCTCAACAGCGGCAGCGGCACCCGGTACGCGGTCGCGATGCGCTGATCGCTCACCTGCAGCATCTCGGCAAGCTGCGCGTCGCGGCTGTTGACGACGCTTGGTATCCACTTCAGGCCGTTGGTCAATATCGCGGTGCCACCGGCATTGACGCCTTGCGTCTGCCGGTTCCACGACGCCCGCAGCCGGTCGAGCTGCTCTTCTGTTTCGAGCGCAATGTCGGTTTGAATGACGCCGCTCGGCCGCCCCTGGTTGCTGGCATAGGCGAGCGCCTGCCCCACCATCGCATTGGATACCGCCACTTCGAGCAGCGCCGCTTCCAGCGGTGCGCAGCCCTTTAGCGGGTTGCGCGGGTCGGGCAGCCGAACGTGCAACACGTCGCGCGCCGGCACCCGCTGCAAGGCGCCGCGGTCGAACATGCGTTCGACAATCTCGTTGCCGCCGAGCGAATAGAACAGCTCGCCCGTCTCGCCGACGCTCACCGCGCAGCGGTGCGGGTCCATCAAATGGATCTCGGTGATTTCGTAGCGGTTGTTGCGGATCGCCAGCCCGAAAGCCTGCCCGTCGCCATAGAGGCAATCGACGAGGTAGAGCATCCAATCGGATGCGCTCTGATAGGCGTTCGGCCGGCGCATAAACCGCGACAGCGCGCTCGTTGTGACGCGGGTGCGCCCGCCCTTGCCGTCGCTCTGCCAGTGCGTGCCGGGACACATCGCAAGCGTCTGGCTGTAGGCAGAGCGGCAGGCATAGACCACGGCCGAGCTACTGTGGCGAAGTGGGTCGTACCCTAGCTGCCACCAGTTCGCCGGCCAGCTTGGCGGGATACCGCTGCCGCCCACTGGCGTCATGAACGATCCGCCGAACTGCTTCTGACGCGGGCCGAAGATGCGGCTCGCCGCACCCACCGCCCGCATCAGCAACGCTGCCATTTATGGCTTCGGCGGCTCGGTGCGCGGGGTGGCGCGTTCGGGTTGCCGAGCCGCGGCCGGCGGCAACGGCGTGCCCGCCTTCAGGTTCGGGTCAATCCCCAATGCGAGGTACGCCTGCTGCGCCGCGACGGACGGCATCTCAGCCGTGCTCGCCGCCGCCTTTTCGTCCGGGTGCAGCAGCCCGAGCGCGGCCAGGTCGTTCTCCTCCTGCGTCGGCGTCGGCGCGCTGCCCGCCGTCACCTCCGCCTGCTGCTGCGCCAGCGTCGCCCGGCGCGCCTTGTCGGCCTCGTACTCTTCCTTTGTCATCGCCCGAATCCTTTGTGACGAGGCGCCGGGCGAACCACTCGCCCGGCTTCCACCATCCGTAGCGTCGGCTTGGCGTTACCAAGTGACGGCGGTCGTCCAAGCCACGCTGCCGCTTCGCCGCATCGCCCAGTTCATCGGCAGGATCATCCGTAGCGCCAGACTGTCTGTCTGGAACATGGAGCGCACAGGCGTTGCCAACACACCCGACCCCTGCGCCCCGGTGCTGATCTGCAGCGGCGTGGTGTCCTCAAAATGCAGCGTCGCCTGGTCGCTGACATCGAACCGCGGCGTGTCGCCCTGCACCACCATCAGGTCGTCTGCGTTGAGCAGGATCACCATGCCAGCCGGCACCGTTGACGAGACAACCACCGAATAGCCGAGCAGGCGATTGGCGTTGATCTCGCTTTGGAAGGGAAACATGCCGCCGGCATTCTGGGTCAGCGAAATCGCGATCTGCTGCACCGGGTTCATGATCCACACGAGCGAACCCATCGCGTTGACCGCAGCCAGCGCGCCGACCATCGCTTTGAGGTCGCCGACCAGAGCCGCAAATCCGCCGCCCGCTGTCGCCGTCAGTGCCGAGACGCCGTTCCTGATCCCGGCCGGGCGGATGGCGCTGATCGCCACGTTGTCGATAAACACCGTGTCAACCGCAACGCCCGTGTCATCCATGATCAGTTGCCGCAGGATCGTCTCGATCTCTGGCGTCGAGTGCTCGGCGATCTCCCGCGTGTAGCTGGTAATCACCGCCATTTTCTTGAGGCCGATGGTGATCGCGGTGAAGGCGGCCTGGCGTACGGGGATCGGCGCGCCTTCCGCCACGAAGCTGCCGGCAATGGTCGGCGTCGCCTGCCGTGTCGGCATGCTGATCTGGTTATACCGCCCGAGCGTCACGTTCATGCCGCGAGCGGCCACCGGCTGGAAGATCGAGCCGGCCATAATCGCGTTGAACCAAGCGCCTTGCCCCGTCACCGCAAGCTCAGCGGCCCATCCGGCCGTCGTCGTCGTGGCCGGAGCCGTGGCGGCGCGCTGCCGCCACTCAAACACGCCCTTGGTGACTTCATAATCGCCATAGCTACCGTACATCTCGGCCAGCGCAACCTCGATGGGCTGCCGTTTGGCATAAGCAATCGTGGTCGCCGCGAAATGCCGTAGCAGGTGCTCCTCGGGCGGAGTTTCCTTGCGCTTTGGCTGCGCCCACGACTTCGGTGCGCTGGCCGGCAACGGCTGCGACGGCGCGAACACCTGAATCCGCTCCTTCGGCACGGTGATCGGCGTCGCTTCAATGCCGAGCGCCTTCTCGGCCTCCACCCAGGCGAAAATTTTGCCCTTCACCTCGCCGATCCGCTGCGTCAGGTCGGATACCTTCTGCACGTCCTCGGCATCCGGCAGGCTGGCTAACTGGTCTTGCAGCCCGTTGACCTCTTGCTGCGCATGCTCGATTCGTTCGCTGTAGTTGGTCATCTGCTTAAACTTTCGGTTCACGTCTCCTCGTTTGGCATGCACGCCATGAAACCCGCCCGGCGCTGCCCGCTCTTCATCGGCATGCACGCCGAAGATCAGGTTTTGCCCCTGCGGGGAAATCCCGAGCGATTTAGCAACCGCCAGGGCATTCGCATTCGCCGGCACGCTGACAAGGCTGCATTCCACAAGCTCTTGTTCAAGGAACCGGATGCCGCCGTCTTTGAGCGGCTCGAAATTGTCACTGTGAAATCCGACGCTCACCGCGCGCAGCACGCCCGCCTTCACCGCGACGTGGATCTCCCGCAGCCGGTCTGTCACCGGGTCGAGCAGCTCGAGCCAGCCCGTTAGCTGGCCTTTGCGCACGCCAACGTCGCGCCACTTGCCAATCGGGAACCGCGCGTCGTGCCCGAACAAGGCAACCGGGTTGCGCCGGAAGGCGTCGAGCCGCCAGCCGTCCGGGTCGAGCACGTCGCCCATCCGGTCGACGCTGCCGTCCGACATGACATACTCAAGCGGATCGTCAGACGGCGGCGGCGCCGCTGCCCGTTTGGTGCGGATTTGCATGTAGAGCGTCCTTCGGACCGGCGTTAAGGGAGGCGCGGTGCCATCGGGTTCGGCACCTGCAGCACCAGCTTGCGCGGCAGTTGGATCTGCTGCCCGACTTTGCTGCTCAATGCGCCTCCCAACTCGTGCCGTTGCAATACGCCAGCGCCGCTATGGCGCCGCCGCCGGTTAGCGCCCCCCGGTAGGTCGGCGCGCCGTTCTGGTCAGTCACCGCCATGATGCTGTTCTTGGTCGCCGTCGCACACGCCGGCAAGGTCGCCACGGTCGCCGTCGCGACCCGCACCGGCGCCTTGTCGAACTCGAATATCCCGGTGCCCGACACCCGATTAAACCGCAGGTTCTGCGCCGTGCCGCCCGCCGTGTTGTCGATGCTGAACTTGCTGCCGGCGATGCCGTCAAATGTGACGTATGGCGTGTTGTCGCTGTCGCACAAATATAGCACGTTGGTCAGCCCGGCGGCGTTCTGCGTGCAGGCGCCCCAAAGACTATAACCCGCCGCCGCCACCAAAGCCGGCTGGCGCGTGCCGATGCCGATCAGGCTGAGGCCGCTGCGATACCCGCTGTTGCTGCCCCAGTGCAGATCGGCGCCCGGCTCTTGGCTCGGGGCCGGCGTGCCGTTGGTCTGGTCGATATCGACAAAGTTGTTGTAGGTGCAGGTGCTGTACGGCACGCAGGTCGGAAAGGTGGTCTGACCACGCGCGATATAGGCGCCGTTGTAGCCGAGCGGGCTGAAGACGTTGCCGTTGGCCGGGAACATATGGCTGCCGGACACCGCCACCGTCATGTCGACGCTGGTGCCGCTGTTGAAAATTCGGCCGCTAAGGTGATTGTTGTCGCAACCCTGGCAGAGCAGGCCGGTGCCGGCAGAGCCGCCGATAAAGATATTGCTGCCAAAGTTAAAAGCGGCGTTGCCGTGAACCCCCGTGCCGTCAATGAAGGCGGCGAGCTTCAACTGGTTCGATGTGTACGGAAACACACCGCCCCAGTTGGTGCCGTTGTCGATGTAAAGGTTGTCGAGGGTGTTCTGCTGACTGCCGCCAGCCGCCGCCGCGTCCGAGGTCAGCGTTACGACGCTGCCGCCGGAGAACCCGCCGGTAAACGTCAGATCATCAAAGTGCCCGTGATAGCTGCTGGCGATGTAAAGCCCGTCGGCCGCCAGGCCAAAGTTGCCGTCAAAGGCGCAGTTCTTGATCTCGGCGCCGTTGACCTGCCCGGTCACGGTCTTGACCTCGACCATCCGGCCGGCTGCCGTGCCGATCCACTTCAACCGCGTGCCAATGCCAGCCCCGGTCCCAGCCGCACACCGCAACCCCACCGGGCCGCCCGTTGTCGGCCAGACGATCTTGGTGCTCAGACCATAAATGCCCGGCGGCAAGGTAACGGTGCCGCCGCCGGAAGCTGCCGCCGCTGCCAGAGCCTCGTTGACGCACGGCCCGACATCGTGGGTCGCATCCCAAGTGCAGACCCCGTAAGCCGGCGCGATGGTGCCGCCGGCCACCTTGCCGAGGTTGTTCGCCGCCTGCGGCTGCTTGGCGTTCGAGGCGTCCTGATACATGTCGGCCCAGGCGGGGCAAGCAAGCAGCAAACCAACCCAAAAAAGGGCAGCGGCCTTCACGGCGTGCCCCAGAAGGCTCTCTGGTTGGCCTGCAACGCCGCCCTCTCGCCCGCCGTCAGCGCATAGTTATCCCAGTAGATCGCCTCGGCCTCGTTACAGGTCGCCCCGGCAGCCCCAGGGCTGAAATACAGAGGGCCGGCACCCGCTACCGGGGTCACCGTGCCCGTCGTCTCGACGCCATCGATGTTGACGACGCTCGACGCCCCGTTCATCACCCCGGTGTGGCTGTGCCACTGCAGCCCGGCGGCGACCGCGTTGATCGCCCCCGTCGCCTGCAATACCGTGATGTCCAAGGTCGCGTGCTGACCCAGGATGTTGCTGAAACTCGCCGCCAGATAGGTGCAGCCGCCCGGCCTGACCTGATGCTGGCCGACGACACTCAAGCTCAGGATGGCGCTCGGCGTCACGTTGCTGAACGCCATGTTCTGGCTGACATCCGTCGTCCGGGCGCACGGCAACCCGTTCTGGCAACTCGCGATGTACGCCGGCTGCGCCGCCGCCCCCGCCTGCGTCCAATGCCGCGCGTTGCCCGATTGGTCGTACCAGGTGTCCAAGAAGCATGTGGTGGCATTGCAGAAGGCCGCCGCCGCCGCCATATCGAGCGGCGCCCCGGTAAAGCCGCTAAAGCCAAGAAAATTGATATCCTGCGTGCCGCCCGTCGTGCGCCGCAATTTGATCCCCGGCCCGGCGTATGTGCTCTTCAGCCGCCGCATGCTGTAGGCACCGGCCGGCGTGGCGAAATTGTCCAGCGGCGCCGTCGCCGATGCCACGATCCGGTGCCCGCGATACGGCGCGTGCATGCGCGCCTCGGCGGCCCCCGCAAACACCAGCAGCCCGCAGAGCAGCAACAGCCGCATGCTTACAGCCCCGGACCCGGCGTCACGTACAAAGTCGCCGCAGTGCCCGCCGTGATGCCGGCGATGTGCGTGTTCTGGCAGCCGAGCACCTCGACGCTGCCCGGCGCCACCGGCAACCCCGCGGCTGTGGTTGCCACCACTGTCACATCGCCGCAGTTGATAAACACCGGCACACTGCCGGCATTGTACAGCCGCACATTCGGCGCACCCGGCACTGCCGTCTGTAGCTGCACCCGGCTGGTCGTGCCGGTTGCGTTCAATGTCACCGTGGCCGCACCGTCAGTGCGGAACGCCTGTTGCGCCGCCGCCGGCATCGCCAGCAACACCAGCAATGCCGTCAGCATGCGCGTCATCATGTCACCCGATCAAAGTCTCGAAGTTTACCGGCGCCGTCGCCATCGGCACCACGCCCCGCGCCATCTCCAGCGCCACCATGCCGTCAATGCGGCTGCTACTCAGCGCCTTGTGGAGCTTGCGATTGCCCGCACCGTCCATCCACACCACGGCGCCCGCGGCGCACATCGACAGCACCGGGTGCATGCCGTGCGCGATCTTCCGGTTCAGCAAGTCGCTTTCAAGCTCGCGCAGTGCCGGACTCATGCTCGCCACACCTTGCCCGAATTCGACAAACCGCGTCGTCAGCATCTCGTCGGTAAACCCGGCTTTTGACAGCCACGGTTTGAGATGTTTCATGTTCCAGCGGTCGAATCCGAGCTTCCTGATATCGTATCTATGAAACGCATCGCGCAAATACTCCGCAACAAACTCATACTCGATGCTCTTGCCCGGCGAGGTTTGTAGAAACCCCTCTTTGTGCCACTGGTCATACGGCACCCGGTCAGCCCGAGACTTCGTGCTCAACCCCACGCCCGGCAGCCAGAACGTCGGATGCACCTGCCAGCACCCGTCCACCTCGCCGATCAGCACCAGCGCAGTCAGGTCGGCAACGCTCGACAGGTCCAGCCCGGCATATACCGGCACGCCGTCAAGCGGCAGCGGCGGCTTACCGCAGTTGCTCCATACGCTCGCCGACACGAAGGGGTTGTTGGTATCCACCCGCTGGTTCAGCACCAGATTGCGAAATTCGCCCTCCCTCGATGGCATGCGGCGCGCGTCTTCCGCCATCGCCAGCACTTCCGTCGCATTCAAGAAATCCCCGAATGCCGGATTGGCAAGGCGTATTGCTTCCTCGCTGAACGGGTCGAGCGTTTCCGGCGCCGTGTACAACCGCACAATTACCCGCGGATCGTGCCCCGCCTTCGCATCGTCGATCAGCACGCTCAGCAAATCCGCATCCGTTGGTGCCTGCGTGCTGATTACGATTGATAGCGGATCGTCCTGTGCGCCGGTTGCTGTCTCAAGCGCTTCGTACAATGTGCTGCGTGGTCCCCGCACCTGGCCTAGTTCGTCGTGTATGACGAGCCGTGGGTTCAATCCAAATGCCGTCGTCGCTTCAGCCGATAATGCTTTGTACATCGTGCCCAGTTCTGGACACAGTATCTCCTTTGCCGTCACCCGTATCTGAATAAACGGGTATAATTCCGGCGAAAGCCGCACACACTGGCTCGCCAGATCAAACAATAATCCCGCCTGATCACGCGATTGCGCTGCGCTGTACACACGAGAGTTCGCCTGCGCTTCCGGTCCACAAAGATGCAGCAACATCAAGAACGCACTAAGCGCCGTCTTACCGTTCTTCCGTCCGAAGGAAAGTATCGCCCGCCTTGTACCATGCGGGTTGTCATATATGGATCGCAGCGCATCCCGCTGCCAATCCCGCAATACCACCCGCTTGCCAATCATGTCCGCACGCCCGCTCGGCACACGGCAGCATTCCTCAATCCACCAGATGTTGCGCTCAGCCCGCGTTTGCGGTGCGTGACCACGGCGCATTGACTACTTGTGCCTGCTTCTTGTTGGCATTGTGGTTGATTAGCGATTGCGGTGTCAGGCGCAACGATGTGGACAATGTACGAATTACCATGCTCTCGTTGCGCTGGTGTATAAGCAGGTTCAACAACGTTGCGTTGTTACCTACGTTATCAATCATTATTGCTAAGCGGTTAGCTATTACTGCGTGCCGGCATAGCTGCGTCAGGGTAGGTATAGCGCCACTATCAAACCAGTCGGCAGGATGTCCATTGACGATGCTCACCCACGTCTGCCGCTCTTCAATGTTCAACGCTGCGGGCGGCGGCAAGCGTTCAATGCGTTCGAGAGCTTGAGGTACAAGGCTCAATGCTGCCGTCGCGGGCCGCCCACGCTGCTTCATCGAAAGAGGGGGGGGAGGGTCCAAATCATGGGAGAATGGCCGAGATAG